GGGAATATCCATCGTCATGCGAGGCGATCAAGGCGTAGGGAAAGGTGCCTTCGCCAAATATTTCGGGACCATCTTTGGGCCGCATTACATGCACATTACCCAGGCGGGGCAGCTCACCGGAAGATTCAATTCCCACACCAAGGATGTTTTGCTGTGCTTTGTGGACGAGGCCCTGTGGGCGGGCGACAAAGCGGCTGAAGGAGTGTTGAAGGCCTTGGTCACCGAGGATTACTTGATGGTCGAGCCCAAAAACAAAGATCCCTTCCCCATCAAGAATCACATGCGGATCATTATTGCCTCGAATAATGACTGGGTAGTCCCCGCCGCTATAAAGGAACGGCGATTCTTTGTGATTCAAGTCGGCGATCAGAAGATTCAGGATTCCAAGTATTTCAAAGCTATCTCCCGGGAACGTAAAAACGGAGGCCAGGCGGCCATGCTCCATGATCTGCTTGACCTCAACATCAGCAATGTCGATCTGAGAAAATTCCCCAAGACGGAAGCTCTTTTTGACCAGCAGATGCAGACCGCCAACACCGCGATCAAATTTTGGTTTCATCGGCTGAGTAATGGAAATCTCAAGGATTCCGATAGTAGCTGGGTAAACTACTCACCCATACCAACCAGAGACCTCTACAGTAGTTATGTCGATTATTGCCGGATGCTCAATGAGCGATACCCACTCATCAGTTCTCATTTTGTCCAAAAAATACGATCTGTTTGTCCCGAGATTCATGGCTGCAGGCCCTCGGAAAATGGGCAAAGAATTCAATCCTTGCATATTCCAGAACTGGATGTTTGTCGGAAATTATTCGAAAATGCTTTCAATCAGAAGGTGGAATGGGACACGTCTTAAATTCTGTTTTTTTAATAAAATCAGGTAAATGTCAGGGTGGTCAGGGTGGCGTCAGGGTGATCTATGTCTATATTTCTGAATAAAATCAGTAAAATGTCATGGTGGTCAGGGTAAATGACCAATCAAAAAAAAGCTGGGGGAAAATTTTTCAGATGATGACGAAAACAACAAGTAGAAATGATTTTTTTCCCCAGGATAGAAATTTCACCCTGACCACCCTGACCACCCTGACATCTTATTAATATTATTATATTTTATATATAAAAAAAAGAGAGTTTACCCTGACGGCACCCTGACGGCACCCTGACCAAAATGGAGATGGAGAAGAAAATGGATTTCGCACAAGTCAAATCCGAGATCGAAACAGGGGTTTCCATGGAAAGCACCTCGGAAGACAGCGGCGCCGTTATCCCCGAGGATCAACCCCGCCATGATCAGCCAGACCATCTACCTGTGCTCCAACCCATCTTCGATGCTCACGACCTGGTGGCAGACTTATACGAACGGATACCCGCCGCCAACAAATGGAAACGCCTGGCCATGAGAAAAGCCCTCCTCAACCCAAAGGTCAGGAAAGCCGAGGAGGCCGTCTCGCAGCAATGCCGGATCGCCCTCGATGCTCAGCGGCCAACCCGGGAACGTGAGCTGGCGGCCCGCAGAATCGCTGAAGGAATGCAATACTGGCAGCAACTCATACTCGGAAGGAGCTGAGGGAATCCGTGAACCGTGTTTATGTAAAATGTTTCGGCTGTGGTAGTATCAAGACATGGAGGAATGGAATGCAAATACTTGCAATTGATGCCTCAAGCAAAACCGGGTGGTGCCTGCTGGATGAAGCCGGAAAGATCATTGAATCGGGCGTGCAAAGCTTCGAGAAGCGCCGAGGAGAATCAAACGGCCTGGTTTTCCTCAGGTTCAGGAACTGGCTCGGGAAGCTTATCGAATTCCGGCCGGGCGGGGCTCAACTCCTGGTGTATGAGCGTGCTCACATGCGCGGAGGGGCGGCAACAGAGCTCTGTGTCGGCCTGCAAACCCGCGTGCAAGAGCTGGCAGCGGAAAAAATGATCGAGTCCCTGCCGGTCCCCAGTACCACCCTCAAGAAATGGGCGACCGGATCCGGGCATGCAAACAAGGTAGCGATGATTCTGGCCGCCAAGAAATTTCTGGGCCGCAATCCAGAGGACGACAACGAGGCGGATGCCGTGCTCCTCGCTCAGTATGCCTACGATCAGTACGGAGATGGAGGAAGCCTGTAATGTACGACCGATTGAAACAGTGGGACCAGTTCGATCAACAGTTGCGTCGTCACATCATCAGATACACCCTGGCACAATACGGCAACCCGGATGGAGACGAACAGGTTGATTCTTTTAGCGTGGAGGACTGTTGGCGCGAAATCCAGCGGTACTACAATCGCAGACGTGCCAGTGTGCGCGGTCCTATCGAGCAGCTCAGGGACCTCCTCAAAGTGGCTCACTATGCGCAGTTCGCTTACGACAAGCTGCGGGTCGAGCTCGGTGAAAATAACGTGTACCCGGATGGTGAGCGCGGCCCGAGACCGTTCGAACCCGGATTGGATTGAATTGCGCACGCAGATGGGACAAGTCAAGGCACGTACAATCTCCCTGCTCTATCGGTGGGTCCGGCGCCGGGAAGCTCGCATGTCTCCGCGTGGAGCATGGCCCGATACCGATTATCTGTTTGTTCAACAAGGGATCGCATGCTGCAAAATTCCGGTGCAGCTCAGCCTGATTCGTTCAACATCTCCGCCCCGGGAACCGGATGAAGTCGATATCTTTGGTGAAGCATTCTGGTCATTGGAGGATTGGAAATGCGGCATACTCTGGGTCTGGGCAACGACCGAGGCGACGCAGACGGGATTGGATTCGTGGATACGCTTTCAGCGCTCAATCAAGCTCTCAGAAGCGAAGTTGAACAGTATTCTCCTCGACCTGCAGGACGCCGCCCACGCACGAGGGATTGCGTGATGAAGATCACCCAGAAAACGAAGGAACACGCAGCAAAGGGACAATCAAGAGACAAGGATACATACTGTTCCTCTGTGGACGCAATTGCCGACTATGTTGGGCAACGGCTCGGCTGTTCCATTACGACAAGGACCATCTTCCGATGGATGAAAAGCAGAAATTTTCCCTATCGGAAGGTGGGCGGTTCCACGGTTGCCAGTCAACACGAAATCGATCAGTGGATAGATGGTGCGTAGCGAAATGGCGAAATATCGTTAATGTCATGAAGTGTCGTTAATTGTCTCTTGTTTTCAGATTTTGTCTTTAGCAAAATCACAATACCCACGTAGGGCGCGAAGAAATTCTGAGCATAGCAAAAGCTTCGATTCTGATGGATCGGGGCTTTTTGTTTTTGAGGGGATGCAGAATGCTGCCAGGAGTGGGTTTTGCTGTCTGAGAAGACGAAATCAAAGACCATGCCAAGATTGCCGAAATTGACGGCCGAGCAGGTTTTCTCGGAAATGTGTCAAAAAACCTGGGAAAAATAAAATTTTTGCGGGGACAGATGGCGCAAACAGATAGGAGATGATGAATTGCAAATCCATTGGGAGGTGGTGATCAGCGTCCTCGTTACCCTGGTGCTGGCTGTCCAAACAGCCCTTTGGCGCCGTCTCGATAAGATGGACAAGCGAATTGATGGTAAGCTGGATAAAATTGAGTGCGAAAAGCAGATCATCAATTGCGAAAAACTGTGGTGCTCGAGGGTACAGAAAGATTTGGATGTGCTCCATGCCAGAATCATGGAGATGAAAGAAGAGTCTACTGTAGCGAGGAATGAACTCCGGGAGTACATCAAGGATATGCATGAAGGGTTGGTCGAGAATATAGAACAACTGTGGCACGCCCATCGTAACCATTCGCATACCAATATGCCTTCAGACACTCGGGTTATCGTTTCGAGGTTGGAGTAAAGAAGAAACGGGAGAGCAGGATGCTCAGCAAGAATGTGTCCCGAGAAGAACGGAATACTATCGAAGCAATCCATGCCAAGCGCATGCTCATTGCCAGGCTGGGAGGATCTGCCTTTGCTGCCGAGATCGTGAGATCCGTTGAGGTTGAGGAACGGGTTGTCAGGGGAATAGCCCCCGGCCCTCTTCGGCTTAGCCTGATTGAGATTGCGAAATGGTGCGTGGGCGGCCGGAGATTCAGGATAGGGTGAGAGGAATGGCGAGGAAGTCTTTTGATGATAGCCGGGTCGTGGAAGCAATCGATACAAAACGACGCCTTGAGAACTCGCTGCATAACGGCGAAGTGCGCGCATTGCGCATTGCTTGCGGGATTGAGAAGCCAACTAAGGCTTACACCATTACCTGGGCGCGGGAAGAATGCCGGCGCGCATGTCGGGAGTTGGCCGAGATCAACTATTTGATGAAAATTGCCAAACGGGCGGTCGAAGAACCGGAGCTAGACGATCTGGATGTTAAGGCAATGGCCTATGTTGTTGAGAAGCCCAAACAGAAGACCGAGGTCGGTTTGACTGGTAACATGGATATTGGCGGTCAGATGTCCGACGAGGAGCGAGCGGCCCTCAAAGAGGTCTCGGCCATGATGGCCAGGCGAGAGATTGAGCGGCAGGGAACCGTTGGGATAGGCGGGAAAGATGAAAGCTGATCTGGATCCGAACAAGCTCCGCCAGGCTGATGCGTGGTATTGGGCCTACTACTCTCAGATCCAGCTCCATGGACAGGCATTCAAACTGCAAGGTCATGAGTATCAGGTTGCCGTGCTCCAGGAAGAGGCTCAACGTCAATGTGCCAAGAAGGGCGCCCAGATGTGCTTTACCGAGACCTGTGTTGTGCGGACGCTGCATGGCATGATCTACAATCGGTATCCTCAAGGAGCGCTCTACCTGTTTCCCACTCAGGATGATGTGACCGATTTTTCGAAGGGCCGATTTGCGCCGCTGATTGCAGACAATCCCGAGACGGTTGGCCGGCATGTGGCCGATACCGATGCCGCGAATATCAAGCGTGTCGGCAAGGCAATGCTGTATCTGCGTGGCGCCAGGGCGACGAAGAAGATTGAAGGGACCAAGCGCACATCGAGCAAACTGAAGTCTGTACCGGTTGACCTGATCGTCTACGATGAGATGGACGAGATGGCACCCGACATGATCGAGCTGGCGCGGGAGCGTGTCAGTCATAGTGAGTTGCAGCACGAGTTCTTTTTGAGCACACCGAGCATTCCGGATTTTGGCATTGATCGGCTCTATAGTGCCAGCGACCAGCGAGTATGGATGATTCGCTGCAAGGCCTGCGGGACTGATACGTGTTTGGAGT